TCCGCTAAAATTTCAAATTTAGCGTGATAATCGTATGCCCAAATGTTTATGAGGAATTTTTTCATAGAATTCATTATATCAAAAAAATGTGGCGACATTAAGGCGCCGCCACATAATTAATTTTAATTACGCACCTGGTGATGCATAGATACCTCTAGGGTCAGAACAGCCGAAACTGTATCTTTCTCTAGCTTTATATCTAACATTGCCAGTATCGAAATCGCCTTCCATTGCTGTTTTCAATGGTGCTCTATCGAAGTATTTCATGCCATTTGGAATATCAGTGATAATGTACCATGCATCAGTGTCAGTCACAAAGTGATTGACTCTATAACCTTGAGGAACCATCCCCAAGTTTTTAAGTGCATTGATATCATTATCTGCTGTTCCTACTCTACCTGGAGACTTAAGAACTCTCTCAGCAGTAAATTGAAGAGCAGAAGGAATAATCATTTTTTTCCCTTGTGCTGCTATTCTTAATCCACGCTCATCAGTGAAAGCTGCAATGTCAATCATTGCTTGCTCTAATGATGTTTCGTTTAGATCTGCTGCTGTTGATAGCGTATTGCTAAACGTACCTGCAATAGTTGGGTGAGAAGCGTTTATTAACGAAACTCCATCACCTGTTTTGAAGGTAGCTACTCCGGGTAGACCATTATTTAATGGTGCTGCCCCTTTAACTTGTTTAGCGTTAGCCATAGATCTTGCCAAAGCTTTTGTATAACGAGAAGAAATTCTGTCATAGAGGTTGTCCTCCATAGCTTCTTCAGTTATAGCAAATGCTAAAGCTACTGTCTCATGAGTATAACGCGCAGTGAAAGTTTCTTGAGCTTCATCAAATGAAACCCCTTGACCTTCAGCTTTTACGTCAGCATTAGCGAATCCTGATAACATAACTTCCTCTTCGAAAGCTCTGTCACTAGACTCGGTTGCGTATATTTCGGCAGACTCATTGTCATACCGTTTGTATTCCAGCCCAAATAGTGCATTTAGGCCTGGTTCTAGTTCTTTGACTAGCTGTGCTCGTGATATTGCCATATTATGCTCCTATATTCCTGTTGCCAATGAACCGACAAGGTATTGATGTAAATTTACCTTAACGATCACCGAACAATAAGCGGCTGTTTGTGTGTTATTTTCAGGGTCGTCTGCTATTCTAACCATTCTCAATTGCTTAGCAGTTGTTGCTGCAGTTGAAATGCCTAGAGTTAGAGATGACTTACCATTGGACGTACTACCAGCACTAGCAGTTGTAGCATACGTTAATCCAATTTTGGATTTTTGTAATGCTCTAGTTGCTTCTAGTGTGGCATCTGTACCAATCATAAACTCCTGAAGCGGGTCGTCGTTAACAAACGCTGTAACGTCTTCACTATTTGCTGGAGTGATTGCTCCTGCGTAGTAATTTGCCCATGTAGGTTTTAAAGTTGTTGCAGCATTATAAAATACTCCATTCAACACTCCCACACAAGCAGTACCAGCGGCAGCTGTAACGATATATCCACCAGTTGTGACAGATAAATCAATTTTTACAGGCTCTCCATTATAAATAGCAGCAGACTCAGCAGCGTCGATGTCATATGCAGACTGTCCTTGAATAGCTGGAGTATTTCCAACTCTCATAACAGCTTGCAATCCAAACCCGGCTGTGTTTCTATTTGCCATAGTATTGCTCCTTGGTGTTTACAGTTTTACCTGTAAACGGTTAATATAAATCGTTGGTTAGAGAATTGTTAAAGAATTAACTTTTCTTTGTACCACCGAAGGTTACACGTGTCTGTCGATCAATATTGATCGGCATACTTGGGTGCTGTTCCCTCATTAAATCGTTGTCAACTGCTTCGTCCCGAGCTTCCGTTTGTTTTTGGAAATATTCAGTACGTTGCTTCGCAATTTCTTCAGGTATCCTAGCCAGCAATAGGCCACCAACTCCAATTACCCCAGCGTATTTTCCGTCTTTAACAACAGGATAGTCCGAACCTTCATATTGGTCTGCTCTCACTAATTCCCATCCAGATCTTAATTTACCTGCGATGTTCTTAGTGTCATCAAAGCCAACACTTTCAGCTCGTATCCATCTGTGCCTAAAGCCTTTAGGCGCTGGTGGTGCATCTAGAGATGATGGTGGAACCCATACTTTTGGTCTTTCAGATTTAGACCTTGTTTGGTTCGCACGGGAAGTTTTTTTATCGTTTGTCATATGCTTATGCCTCCTTCGTGATTTTTAATTGTTTCGCATACTCTTCAAGTGGCACTCCTAATTTTTTGCAAATTGCTACCTGTGAGGAAGTGAGTCTCACAGTTTGGCGTCCTGGTTTAACGCTTCTTTTCGCAGAAGCAACCGTCTGAACGGGTTCGGACGTATTTACACTACCACCTTTATCAAATTTATGCGGAAAGTCAAGCTTTATCCTTCGATCAACTTCCTTATAATATTCATTTGATTTAGGATCAAAACCTTCCTTATCCACTAAATCTTTATGAATNTCNAACGCGGTAAACGTCATAGCTCGGTCTGAACCAAACCATCTGTTTTGAGACGCCCAATCTTCAGCTTTAGGATCAGGATCAGGTAACTCCGTAGGAGTTCTTCTTGGTAGATATTGTTCATCAGAAAGTCGACGTTGTGGTCTTGGTTGTTTCTCAACTTCTTCCTGATATTCTTTTGCTTGTTGAATTTTAGCATTTTCAAAAGCAAGAGAAGCAATTCTTTTATTTGCTTCAACTTGAGCCTTATTTGCTTCAACTTGAGCCTGTGCATTTCCAGATTCAATNGCACCAGCTANTTCTTTTTCTGCTGCTTCCATTCCTGTTTTTACACTTTCTTCAAGCTTTTTATTAGATACAGAATCTCTTTTTACAAAATGAGATTCCATTTCTTTTCTATTAGATTCTACAGCTTGTGCATAATCCAAAGCCGCTGCTTCTCTACGTTCTGCTTCACGCATTTTGCGTGTCAGTTTAGAGATACGATTTTGAACTCCTCTGCTGTATTCTTCTAGCTTTTCGTCCTCTTTCGCTGGACTTTGTTTTTGATCGTCCTCGCTATCTCGAACATCCACGCGCTCGTCTGATTTCTCAGGTGTGTCATCGGTGATAGGACTGTCTTCAGTAGTTTCTTCATGTGGCTCCTTTTCTGTTACTACTTCTTCCTCTTTTACTTCGGGTACAGTTACATCGACCTCGGGGCCTGATGTATCTATATCGACTAGCTTAGTGCTAGATTTTTTTTCTTCTTCTGGCATAGTTATACTCCTCTATGTTTATATTTCATGCAAGATATCCTCTGGATTCTTGATGGTTGCTAGAATTTCGTCGTCATTCAGCAAGCGTACTTCTCCCCCTTGTATTTTAATACGGGATCCTGCATAGCGCGCAAACACTACCCAATCTCCCTTCTTGCACCACGGGCCTTCTGGAAATTTTTCTTTATCATATGTTTGGCTTCCCATGGCCAATACATTTCCACAAGTTGATGCAATAGATGCTCTTTCTACAGCGTCATCAGAATAAATAATTCCTCCTTTACTCTTTTTTGATGCTTCGAAAGGCAGTACTAAAATTCTCCATCCAACGGGTAATGGAAGTTTCTCCATTTCATTGGTATTTATTAATTTTTCTTTTTGATATTTTTCTTGTAGGGCTGGTTTAAGTTTTGGTGTGTCGCCCGATGTCGATAACTGTTCCTCTTTGCTCATCTTTTTGCTCCTTTGCATCTAGCAGGTTAGAGATATCCTGTCGCACTAATTCTAGTGCATTAATTTGACCTATAATATACTTGTATTGTTCAAAGTTGTCAACATTTCCGGATGTAACACTTATAGCCAATTGCTGTAGTCTTGTTTCGGCATTTCTTTTAACTTTATATAATATTTGTAACGGGTCTTGCGCCATTATGCGTTTTTTCTCTTTTTAGCCATTTTTTTAAAAGTTTTAGCTAATGCTTTTGCACGACCAGTGCATCCTGGTTTCGTGATTGGAGTACACTTTCCTTCAGTGCCTCTTTTTTTAATTGATTTGGTAG